GGCGAAGGCGAAGGCGAAGGTGGACTGGCGGAAAAGGGCGGTCAAGGCCACAGAGCAGAATGGAGAGGGATACGAGGAGGCTCGATACTACAAGGCCGAGATCGCCGCGCTCGAATTGAAGGTCAAGCAACTTCGGAAGGCGGAGGCCGACGAAGCGGCCGAGTTTAATGCGGGATACGAAGCCCGCAACGCAGGCGTGGCCTATGAGGACGCCCCACGTCACACAGATTACGACGCGTGGCGCGTGGGTTGGGCTTGGGCCGCCTTCGACGACCTGCGCCGCCAGGTGGCCGACCTGGAGTTCCGGTGCGCGAAACAAGCACAGACTGCAGAAAGGGAAACGAAATGAAGAAGCCGAAGAAGGTTGTGTGTCCAACCTGTCGCCTGGACATGACGTGCGGTGCGCGGCAAGGGGCGAGCGGCAAAGATTGTCCCCAATGCGGACAAGGCTTGTCGCGCAAGGCCGCCGCTCGTGTGTGGCCGAAGCGCGCCGCGAGCAAGCCAACGAAGGCCGACCGGGAGCGGTTACGAGCATCGAGAAAGTCGTTTCGAGAGGAACTGGACCGCGCCCCGAGCATCGTTTTGGCCGTCGGGTGGCCTATGCTGTTGGTTTCCGGGGCTATCGTGATCTGGAACCGGCAGGGAGGCGGGGTCATTCTTCATCCGCGACGCTGGCGAGGCGGCAAGAACGCCGATGTTCGATACCGCGTAATTCTGGAGGCTCTTGACGAGTAGCGAGGCAAGAACGCCGATGTTCGAACGTTAGAGACAACCTCCGTTTGCCGAAAATGCCTCGCGCGCATGACGCGCAACAGTTAACGGAAAATACCCTATGAAATCATTGGGGTTTTGGGGCAGAAATCGAAGGCTTTTTCGGAACGTGACCACTGGGGCCTATTTCGGCTTTTTGGAGTGTTAACTGTGGCGCAGAACCGCGTGATCCTGGAGGAATGCGAATGAACCGCGACGATCTCCGCAGGATGGTCAGCCATGACCCGCGAGCGCGGGAAGCAGTCGAACGCCAACTCAGGGACCGGCCTAGAATCGCGCAGAAGGCGTCTGGCAGGGCCGTAGAGCCGCGCGGAGGGGTCGGTTCGACTCCTGGGCCGTCCGGGGCCGTCCGCGCGGCTGGAATGGCCTCTGGCGCGTCAGGCATTCCCTTGACCATGCGGGTTCTGCGCCTGACGCTCGCGCTGCCGCCGCGCGAATGTTCGCCCAACTGGCGCGGCCATTGGGGCACGAAACGACGGGCGGTCAAGGCGTATCGGGAGGCGTCTTGCTTGCGGGGCCTCTCGGTTAAAGCCTTTCCGTTCAGGCGGATGGTCGCCGCCACGCTGAACCTGCATTTTTTCTTCTCACGAGCGAATCGTCGGGATTCGGATAACCTCGTGGCCTCCTTCAAGGCGGCGCGCGATGGTCTGGCCGATGCGGGGATCGTCAAGGATGATTCCGCGTTTCGCGTGGGTTCCGTTGCTGTTGGGGTAGACAAAAATCCTCGTCTTGAAGTAGAAATAGTTGAAAACCCTTGACTTTGTCGAGGTCGAGATAGTAGAGGTGCTGTGGCTTGCGGGGAATCGTCGCTCTGGTACACTAGACGGCCCTCACGCACGCCAGCGCATAAAACGGGGTCCGAAAACCGCCGGACCCCGTTTAGGACACGCCGCCGTCGGGTCCGGTCAGGCCCTTACAGTCCGCATCCGGCCGCTGTCGTACACGATGGTTACACCGTGGCCGACCGCCAGACGTGGCGGCCCGTCCTCATAGGCCATTTGTGGCTTTGTGTCGAAATGTACGTCGGGCGGGCAGTCGCCACCGTCCACCGCTCGCGCCACCGCCAGCGCTCCCGCCTGTGGAACAATGGCGGCCGCCGTGTCGCTCGCGGTGTCCCGGCTATCCGATGCTCGCTTAACCCAGGCTAACAACTGCACGTTTTTCATGTTCCTCACCTCCCGCGCGTCGGCCGCGCGATGCCCTTAGTGTCACCATCGCCGCCCGCCGGGGCGAGCGGAGGGGGGACACTAGGTCTGGTCTGAATCATCGTCGCCGCCGTGAATCTCCGGCTCTGGGATCGCACACTCGCCCGCGTGGACACGGCCGTAGCAGCGGCAATCCATTTCGGCCGGATGCCCGCAGGCTTCGTACCGGCCATTTACGACCCACGCCTGATGCTCGTAATCGTAGCGGGTTTCCATTGCCAATCTCCTAGATTGTCCGGGGGCGGGGGCGGACGACGGTGGGCTTGAAGGGCGCAACTGCCGCCCGCTTGCCCGCGTTCCCGGATTCTGTGTGTTGGATTCCATGTTGCACCCTTCAACCGTAACATACGACACAATCAGGCCCCTGTCAATAGGAATTCCGAAAAATATTTTGTCCAATTTGCGCGATGGGCGTTGACGGTGATATGGCAACTGCGGCAGAGAGAAATGAGGTTTAGCGGTTCACTGTTTTTCTTGTTATAATTCACATGATGAACGTCTAGTTTGCGCGCACACTCGGTCTGCGGCTTGCTGCACAACTGACAAACGCAGCCATCCCGTTTGCGGATTTCGTCTCGTAGTTCCCTCGTCCATTCAAGATCGTACTTGCGCTTCCACTCCCAATATGCTTCTTCGCGCGTGGGCCGCCGAGAAAGTCCCGTTCGCAGCCCCGTGGCGATCTTTTCGGGGTTCTTGTTTCGCCAAGCGACAAAATCTACCCACTCTTGAGGGGCAGTAAGATCGCCCACGGTGTCAATGGAATCCGCAGCCGTTAGGCAGGGGCTTCCCCGTGAGCGATCTTGCGGCTCCTCTTCTGTGTTCACGCTACGCACTCCATTGACACTGGTATTATCGGCACAAGGGTTAGAAAAATCCAGCGCAAACGTGAACGGAATAGACTTGACACCGCACAAGCCCGTTCCCATAATCTGACAAATAATTCTAACGACTACTGAAAATCGGAGGCGCTTTGTGACGATGGTACTGAGAAACGGAACGAAGCAGTGACAGCAGCCAACTCCAGCGCAGCAACTATCCAAAAACCGCCAGCAGATAAACCCGCAACCTACCGAGCCAATCAACGGCGCGCTGCCTTCATCAGAGCCTACGCTACGCCAGGAACCGATACTTATCATAATGGTACAAGATCAGCCATAGCCGCAGGATACAAAGAGACAAGCGCGGTTAAGACGGCATCGGCGCTGGTGAGTCAACAGGTAGTTCGCGCCGAGATCGAGCGCCTTGAAAAGCAATTCGCGGCGAAGTTGGAGTTTGATGGACTTGTCACTGTGGCTAAGGTCCAGGCCGGGCACGAGACGTTGATTGCGAAGGCGCTGTTGGCTGAGGACTTGACGAATGCGACGCGAAATCTTGAGGACTTGGGCAAGACGTGCGGTGCGTACGATGAGTCGTTGCACGTTGATGTTCGTGTGAAGGTGGAATACGACGCGCGGTTAGAGGCGGAGTATCATGCACTGGCTCGTGTGAGACTTGAGCAAGCGGGGGCGGCGGGGCTGGGGGCCGTGATAGACGTAGAGCACGAGCCGGTAGCGATGCTGGCTGCGCCGGTTGTAGGGCCGGATATGGGCGATGTTAGCCTTGAGCAGCCGCAAGAGACGCGCCAGGATTGCGCAGGAGCGCCGACGCCCGCCCTCGATGTCCAGGTCCAAGCCGAGCAAGCGCAAGCCGTAGAGCCTATTGGAGACGATCACAAGGCCAGGCGTAAGCGCGGGTGCAGCAAAGGGCAACTTAGGCGGCGGCACAACGAGCGGATGCGCGAACTGCACAAGCAAGAGCGGCTCGACAAGGCCAGGGCCTCCAGGGCAGCAGCAGAGGCGGCAAGGTCCGATAATGAGCAGTCTGTTGCGCAAGCACCCCCGCCAGTAGCGCAGGATCAAGGGTCGAGCGATTCAGACGAGGGCACACACAATGGGTAGTGGGTCGTGTTACATTCGCGGAACGTGCGTGGTTCCCGGATGCACAAGGCTGCAAGAAAAGAAGGGGCGCTATAAGGGCCGAGTGTTCTATCGCAGAGAATGCGGTATGCACCGACAAAGGAAGAACAAGGGCCTAGAGTCAAACAAGTGTGCTCTATGCGGGTGGGCGGGGCCATGTGACGTGCATCGTATAGTGTTCGGATGTAATGGGGGACAGTACGAGTCAGGAAACACAATGGCCGTGTGTCCTAACTGTCATCGTCTGATTCATGTTGGCGAGTTGCGCGTTGAACAGGTCGGGGTTGAGGGAGAGGCGGGCGCTGGGCATGACAGGCTGCCCCTGTTTAATTCCAAGGGAGCCTAAACCCCCAAAGGGGCCGGGGCCTTGTACGTATCCTGTTGCTCCGGCATATTTCTGATTTTGGTAGTGTTATTGAACTTGGTCTATAAGATAGGAGGTAGGTGATGGCAAAGCGAATAGACTCGAAGGCGACGATGGCGGACATTCAGGAGTTGGCATGGGCGGCAGCGGGGCACGCGGCCGATGCTCGGCAGGCAGCGTGCGAGGCGGTGGGGTCATGCACGTCGGCGTGCCGTTGGTATAAAGCCGCCAGGGGGTGCATGGTTGGGACTATCGTCGTCGGGATCGTGCTGTTGGCCTGTGCGGTGGTATTACATTTCTGGAAGTGAGACACTCCCCGGCCCTTGAGTGGACGGGGTTTGAGTAAAATCCAACGATAGCGTCGGGCTGACGGGCCGGGCGCGAATCAGAAGATTCAGGGCAACCTCTCGCGCGAGGGAGGTTGCCCTTTTCGTTGGGTCGGTGGGTTGGGTAGAAACAAGACCGGATTCTGTGGACAAAATCCGCGCCTACCTTACCCGTCACGCGACCATCAAGATTGCGGAGGCTTCGTGAGATGGAGATTGCCGAGACAAGGAGAATCACATGGTGTCGAACAGGCAGCACGTAAAGTTTGTGAATGTGCTTTTGGATTTGCGTCAGTTGGCGGAGGAAGCCGGGGGCGCGGTTTTGGCTGTGACGCTGGACGAGGCCGCGTATAAGGCACTTTCGATGCCGGACGTGGAGCGGTGTCCGTGTTGTGGCGGTGAGCGGGTGGTGACAAGGATGGCCGGAATCGAGATCAATGGGTTCGCGCAGAGGGTCGCTGGTGGCAAGCCCGGTGATTGGTTTTGGGCCAATCCAAACAGATGAACATCGCCGAGATTAGTGTTCCGTTGAACGGGATGGGCGAGGCCGAGGTTGAGCGGCTATGGGGCCGGTATCGTCGGGGCCGGGGGTTGGAGGACCGGAATCGGCTGTGGGAGCACTACTATCCGCTGGCGGTGGGGTTGGCGGGCCAGGTGCGTCGGCGGATGAATCACAGTTTTGACGTGACGGCGGGTGACATGGCGCAGATGGCGGCGGAGGGGTTGTTGGCGGCGATTGAGACGTGGGAAGACGGGCATGGGGCGAAGTTTAAGACGTGGGCTTATCGGAAGATGTGGTGTCGGATGATGAACGAACTTCGGGGCCAGGACGTGATGGGGCGGCAGGGTCGGATGTGGGCGAACAAAGCGGAGTGTGGGGACGAGAGCCGGAGGGCAATGATGGCGGGTCGGTTGGCGGGATGTCGGCGGTTCACGGATTGTCGGGACGGGGATGCGAGGAACGAGCCATATGGGGTTTCGTGTTTGGGGGAGACGCCGGGGTTGGATGACCAGGATGAATGGGAGAGGTTGGTGAAGGGGCCTCCAGATCGGACTCGGTTGATTCTGTCGCTCCATTTTCAGCAGGGGTTGACGTTGAAGCAAGTTGGGGCAACAGTGGGGATCAGCACGACGCGGGTGTTTCAGGTAATCGAACGGGCCAAGGGTCGGATACGGGAACGGATGGAGGCGCGATGCCCCTGACTCCTGAACATGCGGAGGTTTGCCGATGAGCCAAATGCTGATAGAGCGGATAGCCTATCACGGCTTTAACCTTAACATCGCGGCGTGTGGTGGGAAAGAACCACGATTGGTTCACGCAGCAATAAGAGACGCGTTGTCCAAGACGACATCTTTTAATCTATCGCCCGTGGAAAGGATGCTCAACAACAAGGCTTTGGGCGAGAAAGAGGTTGCGGAACTTCCAATTCCTAGATTGCCGTATACAAAAACCTGGTTTGAGTGGGCCGACAGCCTGGGTGGGCTTTCAGAATCTGGTGTGAAGGGTGGCGTGCTTGGCTTGGAAGATACAAGAGGAACCTCGACGAAGATGACCTGGTATCTTTTTGTGTCTTCTAATATAACAAAACCCGCGCTAGTCCATGTGGTCGGCTGGGATATAGAGCGTGAAGATTTCACTTTTGGCGACCTCTTAAAAAAAACGCGGCAAACATCTCATGGTCGTGGGGAGGAATACGATACTCTGGTTGCGACCAACATGTTGGTAGTGGTTTATGCCCTTGCCATGCTCGGTTGCAAGAACGTCGGTACGGAGGACGTGGAACACGACCGGCGCTCCGTCAAGGAAATGAACTACCGGTTCGGCGGGAAGCGGAATCGCATCACCTACAAAGTGCTGACCGTCAAAGTTCCGAGGCGCGGAACGGTGCGGCTTTCGGACCTCACAAGTGAATCAAGGATGCTGCCGCTTCATTCGGTTCGCGGTCACTTCAAGGAATACACTCCCGATGCTCCGTTACTGGGCCGGCACATAGGACGGTACTGGTGGCATCCTCACGTTCGTGGGACGGAGGAATACGGAACCGTGGTCAAGGATTATGCCGTGAAGGTTGCAAAGGAAGTGGCGACAGTATGCCCCTGACGCCTGAACAGGTGAAACCGGCAACCGTGGCGACCTACGATGCCGCGTTCTGGGCGTGTCTTAACCAGATACGCCTTCAGAGCGGCACGTTCGAACTTTATCCGCACCACGCCTACCAGTTGGAACCCATGACTTCGCGGCATCGTCGGGTCTGTTACATGAAGGCCACGGGCGGCGGGTTTTCGGAGTTGGAGATTCTGCGGGCGTTGCACGGGATGATTTACGGGCGGTATCCTCTTGGCGTCCTCTACCTCTTTCCGACGACGGACGACGTGGGCGAGTATTCCAAGTCGAGGTTCGGTCCCTTGATTGCGGCCAATCCCGTCAGTATCGGGAAGTTCGTGAAGTCGGGTGGCAAGGGAACGGATACCACGAGCCTGAAGAAGGTGGGCGACGCCAACCTGTTTCTTCGCGGGGCGCGGTTGACGCAGATTATCGAGGGCGGAACGTCCGACAAGGAAGCCTCGAAGTTGCGGGGGATTCAGGTCAACCGCGTGGTGTTCGATGAATTAGACCTGATGGACGAGGACGCCATTGCCAAGGGTCTTGGCCGGTCGCGGTCCTCGGCGATTCAGGAGGAAGCCTATATCTCGAATCCCACGGCCGAGGGGATCGGGATAGACAAACTGTTCCAGCAATCTGACCAGCGGTATTGGTTCCGCCGGTGTTCTTGCGGTGAACGGTTCTCGGCCGATGAGCGGTTCCCTGACTGTATTCGCCTGGGCGACGACGGGCGCGGGTACATCGCGTGTCCGAAATGCGGGAAGCCGGTCCCGACCCATGCGGGGCCTGGCACGGGAGAATGGGTAGCCAAGAGACCTGATGTAAAGGAAATGGCCGGGTATCACTGGAGCCAGTTGTCGAGTGCCTACAACGATCCCGCCGACATCCTGAAAGAGTTCAACGACCCGCAGAATCCGAATCTCTCGGACACCTATCACTTGCGCCTTGGCCTGCCTCATACCCCCAAAGAGGCCCGGTTGTCGCAAGGCCAGGTATTCGAGTGCTGCGGGTCCGAAGCCATGCCGACGTACCACGGCGGTCCGTGTGCGATGGGCGTGGACATCGGCCGCGAGTTCCACGTCGTTATCGGGACCAGGACGGCCAAGGACAGGTACGAGATTTTGCGGATGGCCCGGATTCCCTGTGCCGCCAATCAGGTGACGATGAACTCGGCATGGGCGGCGGTACATGACCTGTCCCGCGCGTTCAACGTTCGAAGCGCTGTAGTGGACATCCGGCCCTATGAACACGATGCCAGAAAGTTCAGGGCGTCTGAGCCGTACCGCATCCTCTTGTGCGAATACACCGAGAACGCCTTGATTGAAAACGTCGTCAACGACGAAACGGGCGTGGTGAAAGTCTACCGAACGGGTATCTGTGACGCGACGCATCGGCTGGTGGCGGAAGGAGCGCTCAGGATTCCGCGCCGATGCCCGGAAGTGGAATTATATGCAAAGCATGTGGCGAGTATGGCGAAAATACTAGAGACGAACAAGAAAACGGGAGCGCAGGTGTATCGGTACATCGGGCCAGAAGACGACCATTACCGTCATGCGCTGAATTACTTTTATCTGGCGGCGCAGGGGCTTCAGGTGGTGTCGCCTTACGGGTCGGTTCAACGTCCGCGCCAGGCGATTTGCGAGTACCGGAGAATCTAAAAACCGGGTTCGTCCTTCAGGCGGCCACCTAGAAGGACGACGCAAGAACAACGAAGCGGCAGTATGGGTGCCCATACCACTCATGCTGCCGCTTCTTGTTGCCCCAAGGACAACGACATGGCCTACACGGCTTCCGACATTGTAAAAATGCGTGACAAGGAATTGTCTGAGCAATCTACTTTCCGAACGCTCTGGCAGGAAACGGCCGACCTCATCTTTCCGCGCGAGAACCGTATTACGAGTATGCCGATGGCGGGAGAAGACAAGTCGCAGAAGGTGTACGACCCCACGGCCATACTCGATTCGCAGGAGATGGCCTCCGGCATGTCCTCGGCCCTCATCCCCACGGGCCAGGAGTTCTTCGGCCTGAAGGGGAAGAATCGGCAAGTGGAATCGGATGATGCGATTCGACGTTATCTCTCACAGGCGACGGAGATTTGCCACGAGGAAATGTTCGAGTCGAACTTCATGCTCCAGTGGAACGAGTCGTTGCGGGGCCTGGTGGTGTTCGGAACGTGCAACCTCTACACGGAATGGGACTCCGCAAGTGGCGGGTTGAACTACAAGGACTATCCCATTTCGTCGTACCAGATCGGCGAGGACAACCACGGGAACGTAGACACGATTTACATCACGTTCACCTTCTCGGCGAAACAGGCGATTCAGGAGTTTGGCTACGAGAACGTATCGAAGAAGATTCAAGAGGCCGCCGACAAACCAGAATCCTCATCCAAGACGTTTGAGTTCATCCAGTTCATCGGACCGCGCAATGAGCGGAATCCACGGTTGACTGACGCGAAGAACATGCAATGGCAATCGTGTTTCGTGGACGTGCAGGGGAAGGCGATTGTCAGTGAAGGCGGCTTCGAGCGGTTCCCGTTCGCCGTCGCTCGCTGGATGAAAAGTTCATCCGAGAAGTATGGGCGCGGACAGGGTACGGAAATCCTATCCGCCGTCAAGGTTCTCCAGGTGATGATGCGCGACCTGATTGAGTGCGGCAACAAGTGGGTCAACCCGCCCAGGACGGTCAAGGGCACGTTCGAGGGCGTGGTCAATGTGACGCCGGGGGCCTTGAACTATATCGGGCAGGATGGCGAGATCAAGGCGCTCGACCAGGCGTTGCTCGGCAACTTCCCGTTTGCCGAAAAGATGCTCGACCGGCAACAGGAGATTATCCACAAGGCGTTTTACCGCGACATCTTCTCAGCCCTGAGCGACCTGACACAGCGCATGACGACAGTCGAAGTGGTCGAACGGTTGCGAGAAGGCTTGCGGCGTCTTGCTCTGCCCGTGTCGCGCATCGAGAGCGAACTTCTGACGCCGGTTATCGAGCGGTCGGTGTGGCTCTTGATTCAGAACGGCCGGATACCTTATCCGCCGGACGAACTTCAAGGCATGTTCAACATCGAGTACCTGGGCGAACTCGGCCTGGCCCTGCGCAACCAGCAGGCCAAAGGTTATGTGAATTGGGTCAGTACGGTCGGTGCGATGGTCCCCCTGTTCCCCGACGCCGCCGATCTCGTCAACGTGGACCGGGGTATCCGGCGCTTGGCCGAGACGGGCGGCGTGAACATTGACGACGTGGCGACCGAGGATGAGGTCGCGGCCAAACGCCAAGCGCGGCAGGAACAGATGCAGGCGCAACAGGCGATGATGGCGGCGGAAAGCGCCGGGAAAGCGAACAAAGGACTCAGCCAGGCCCCACAGCCGGGCAGTCCGGCGGCGGAACTCATGGCGGGAACGAGGCAATAACCGATGCCGCTGGCAATGGAACGGGCGCTTAAGCGCGAGGCCAAGAAGAAGGGGTTTAAGGGCGAACGGGCCGACCATTTCGTTTACGGCATAATGTCGAGCAGGGGCTGGCGTAGGAAGAAAAAGAAAACCCTTTTGACGGGGAAGAAATGACGCCCGAAGAACAGAAGAAGCAACTGATTCGGGACTATCAGTTCACGTTCGGAAGTCCCGACGGACAACGGGTTCTGGCGGACCTGTCCCTGCAAACCTACGAAAACATGATGACGTATGTGGACGATAATCCACATGGAACGGCTTTCAATGAGGGTCGACGGGCCGTGATTTTACACATCCGTCGCTTGTTGGCAATGGCACTCTAACCGGAAAGGAACGTGACTCATGGGCGAGGAAACCGGACAAGTAGAGACCGAAGTCGAGGCGGAAGCCGAGGCGACGACAACCCCTACCCCGATTATCGGCGAGGACGGGAAGTTTGTGACGAACTGGCAAGAGACCTTGCCGGAGGACATCCGGGGCGAGAAAAGCCTGCGGGATTTCAAGGACGTGACGGGTCTCGCTAAGAGTTGGGTCAGTGCCAGACGGATGCTCGGCAAGGACAAAGTGGCGATTCCCAGTGAGAGTTCGACGGACGGGGAATGGGAGGAGTTTTACAATGCGGGCGGTCGGCCCAAGACCGCCGCCGACTACAACCTGAAACGGCCCGAAACCTTGCCCGAAGAATACTACGACAAGGAACTCGTTTCCAAGGCACAGGAGTTGTTCCACAAGATTGGCCTGAACAAGAAACAAGCCGAAGCCCTGTTCGCTTTCAACAACGAAAACGCTATGGCGGCCCTGAAGAATCATACCACGGGCCAGGAAATGGCTATGCGGGAACTGGAGGACGGCCTGCACAAGGAATGGGGTAAGGCTTACGAGCAGAAGGTTCATCTCGGCAACGTCGCCATTGAACAAGGCACGGCGGGCAACGATGAACTCAAAGAGCGGTTGACGCAGAAGTTTGGCAACGACCCCGACTTCATCCGATTTGCGGCGACGCTTGGCGGCAAGTTCGCCGAGCATGGCGTCAAGGGATCGTTGATCCCGACTCCCGCAGACATTGATGTGAAGATTCACGAACTGATGATGCAGGACGCCTACACCAACAAGAATCATCCCGGTCACAAGGCGGCCGTCGAAGCCGTCCAGAAGTTGTTTGTGTCTAAGAACGCTCAAGGACAAGTGTAAAGCCCCTTGAACGTGGGTGACGTGGGACAATCCGCCCCTGGCGGACCCCGAAGATGGCCGTAATCGGCCCGCTAACCGCGCGAGGTAGGAAAGGCCCCACTGGGACAAGCCTTCCGAGTGCCGTAACAGCAAAAAAGTAATCGGAAAGGAATTGTCCCATGAGTACCGAAATCCCAATTGCCTTTGTTGACCAGTTCAAGGCCAACATCCTGCTGCTCTCGCAGATGAAACAGTCTGTGTTGCGGCAGGCCTGCCGGATGGAATCCATTACCGGCGACACCATGTTCGTCGAGCGCATGGGTCCGAAAGACGCGCAGTTGCGCGGCGCTCGGCACGGCGAAACGCCAATCTCCGATGCGTCACATACTCGGCGTAAGTTGTCTATGGCCGATTACGTCGTGCCGGCCGACCTCATTGACACCGACGACCGCCTGAAACTCCTCATAGACCCGCAATCGGTCTATGTCCAGAATCAGGTGTTCTCGCTGAATCGCGTCATTGACGACGTGATCATCGCGGCCCTCGGCGGGCCGGCCTATGGCGGCCACACCGGCACGACCACCATCAACAACTACGATGTGGGCGAATGCCGTCTCGTCGGGTCCAGCGGCGTTATCGTGGCCGCAGGCAGCAATCACACCGCCCTGACGGAAACGCCGTTGACCATCGCCAAGTTGTTGACGTGCAAACAACTGCTCGACGACGCCGAGATTGACGATGCCCGGCAGCGGTATTTCGTCACGAACCCCTACAACCTGAACCAACTCCTGAACACGACCGAAGTGAAGTCCTCGGACTACAACACGGTCAAGGCGTTGGCTCAGGGCCAGATTGACACCTACATGGGGTTCAAGTTCATCAAGTCCACGCGGCTTGCGGCCGACGGTACGGACACCGGCGCGACGAACTGCTACGCCTTTGCCCAGGACGCCATTGTTCTGGCCGTGGCCGAGGAACCGAAGGTCAACGTGGACCGTCGTGCGGACCTGCTCAATTCGACGCAGGTGTTTTCGACGCTCAGTATCGGTGCGACGCGGGTCGAAGGCCCGGCGGTCGTCGAAATCAATCTCGACACGGTGTAAACCAATGCAACCTTGGCCGTTGGAGCCAGGGACAACCAGTACGACAAGTGAAAGGAATCTACAATGTCTTATACCAATTTTCTCAACACCATTACCGGCAAACTGAAGGTCGACCCCAACCGAACGGATACGACCCAATTCGGTTTGTACGGGACGGGAGCCGTGGCGCAGGCCGCCATCGGGACAAGGCACAACATTGACGAGCGTTCGTTCGTGTACGGTTATGCCACTGAACTCCTGAATCCGGGTTTCGGTGCGGCGTTCTTCCCACAGTATAAGGGCTGTGCAACCGCGACCGCGCAGGCCATCGGCGACAACCAGATCACGATTACGGTGACGACCACGGCCTTCGCCAAGAACGAACTGGTCGGCGGGTATTACAGTCAACCGGACGGGACGAACAAACAGTTCCGTCGCATCATCGCCAACACCGCCGCCACGTCAGGGGCCGCAACGACCCTGACGCTGGATGGTCCGCTCACGCGGACGTTGGCCGTCAACAGTTTCGCCGAGTTGATGTATAACCCCTGGTCGAGTCTCGGCGGGGGCGTCCTCAGCACCTATGGCGGATACGTCACGTTCGGCGGTATCCCGACGACCGCGATTGCGGCCGGGCACTATGGCTGGATTCAGACGTGGGGTCCGACGTGGGCCACGCCGGAAACTCCGGTAGCCGATACGGCCAACTGGCGCACGGTTGTGTTCCAGGGCAACGGCTCGATTCGCGGTTACGACGATGCCGTGGGAGAGACGGGGCATCAGGTAGCCGGGTACGTCATTGACCGGACAGGGAACGGCAGCGATAACCCGCCGTTCATCTTCCTGACGGTCAGTCGGTAAAGAAACTTGCGGAAGGGCAGGGGTCGCCCAGCCTAATGGCGACTCCTGCCGGGCCGCATCGAACACGAAAGGAGTCTTGCAATGGCCGCATCATGTAACCAGGCATTTTGGGCGTTCGTCGTGTACGTCCGCAATAACCCGTTCAAGGGACCAGGCGGAATGACGTTCGACGATTTCAACAACATGGTAGCCAAGTTCCAGGCCGCCAACACGACCGAGATCACGTCTTCAACCGATCCCGGCACGTTCGACACTATCGAATGGCCGGATCAGGACGGGGCCGGAACGGTGTCGGCGACCACGGCTACTGTGGACCAGGCGTGGTATCCCGAACGGCACGCGGGGGCGTGAAAATAGACCATAAGGAGAGCCGCCGATGGCACTCACGGCTGTCGCAGTCTGCAACATGAGCCTCGGTAGGCTGGGGCACACACAGATAACGACCTTGACCGACACCACGCCCCCTGCGGCGAAACTGGCGGCAGAGCAATGCACCCTGTTTTACGAGCAGACGCGCGATTCGTTGCTCCGGTCGCACACCTGGCGATTTGCGACCGTCTGGGCCAATTTGGCGGTAGATTCGGCAACGGTTTCCGGCACGTCCACGGGAACGGGTAACACGACGCTCCTGCTCTACGACACCGGAAAGTCGTGGACGCCGGATGCCTACAACACCAACTACTATTTGTGGATAACGGGCGGCACGGGGTCGGGGCAGATTCGAGATATCGCCGACACCGCCGCGACTTATCTGACCGTCACCAATGCCTTCACTACTGTACCCGACAGCACCAGCACCTATGAAGTATGGCAATACTACCCGCCGACGCCATACGATTACCGATACTCATTGCCGAGTGATTGCCTGCGCATCGTCAAGACCAGCGTGGCCGATGAAGGTTACGAGTTGACCGGCCCTCGTCTGAAATCCGACGACGACAATGTGTACGTTAAGTACGTTCAACAGATCACCGACCCCGCCCTGTTCGATCCGCTGTTCGTGGAAGTGTTAGTTTTGTCACTGGCGGCCAAGTTGTGCAGACCACTCATGTTGGACAAGGTTATGATTCCACAGTTGAACGCGGAATTGACGGCGGCATTAGCCCAGGCCAGGTTAGTTAATCTTGTAGAAACATCGAGAGTTGACCATGACGAGACATGGAATGAGGCGCGCGCGTGACCGCGATGACTGACGGCCAACTTGGGATTTTGGCGGCGAACGTTCGTGCGGTCCCCGAATCGCTCCGTTACGACGAGACGCTGGAAGATTACACAATTTTCCAGGATTTCGGACTTCCGCCCGCCTATCAACCCGCCCAGGTTCCGCAACTAGGCGACGCGCGCGAAGGCGAATGCGCTCCGTGGGATTACGTCGTTACGGCCACGGGGTCTGCCTTGGCTGCCAAGGCTCCAGATTATGGGGCCTATCTGACGGGGGTCCAGTATCAGAAACCGAAGCGGCCCTACGACACCGGCATTTCCGCCGTGTCTGGAACGGCTACGGCGGTCGGGGCCTCGACGTTAAGCACCGGCCTAACCTGGGCAGCGAATCTGTATGTGGACTACGCCATCAACATCGTCACCGCCACGGCGGGCGCGGGCCAATGGCGACCTATCCTGTCGCACACCACGGCCGGGGTCGTCACAGTAGCAAAGGCTTGGGACCCGCTGCCGACCGGGACCATCACTTACAAGATTTGGGCGATGACGGAGATCGAACGCAAGCCATTGACCGGACGCAAGGGCCGCCATCTTGGAACGCGGACGTTTCTCTGCGTGGACTCGGTGGCCGAGGCGTTGGCGGAGTCCATGTTTCCAGAACTGACGCCGATGGCGGCGACCGGCAACTGGCAGTACGCGCTCCTGCGCGAGAAGCAAGTCGAACGTCGTTGGCGCGTCGGCCTGGCGAAAATCACTTGTCAGTATGATTCCTACGCGCCCATCGGCGAGACCATTGTTATCAACAAAGGCATCCTCGAATGCGAAGCCTCGACGATTGTGCTGTGGAACAATGACGTGGTTCCCGATACCGATCCCGCCGTGCGCATTGACCAAGTGTATTACAAAGACGTGGAGGGCAAGGGCCGGGTTCCGATGAAGTGGGTCAAGGTCTTAGGGAACAATGGAAAACCCTTGACCAGGGCCATTTTCCAAATTCGTGCGCTCTTGGATACTTCCAATCTGAATGCGGTTCGGGCCTTGGTGGGGCTGATTAACAGCAACACCTGCACCAACATCTTTGGGGTGACGGCAGGGAAGTTGTGGTTCAACAGGTTCAACTTCTATCAGCGAAAATGGGGAACCGGACTTCTCTTTGACTGCATCATGGGACTGGCCTACGACCCTGCGGGATGGGATACAAGAACCCAAGTCCAGTTGCAAAAGTACGACATAGAACGGTCCATAATTAGTAAGGTGGATGGGACGCCTTCGGAACAGTCAATAACGACGGCCTTTTGGATGCCCGATAACCCGACGGGGGCCTTGACAGATATGCCGTTCACGGACTCTAGGGTCTCGTTTGCTTTATTGGATGGCTACCTTGCCTGACACGCAAAATATCGCCGACTTTGAGGGCGGGTACGCGGCCCTGCTCGACACGCTGGACCAACTGCGCCAGATACCTGTTCCGGCGGAGAGCGAAGATGTCAAGGGACTCATTGAATGGCACAAGGCGTTCAAGGGCATTCTGTCCTCTATGCCGGAGGTTCCTGACCCCGACAGCCTGACGCGATTTGCCGAGTCCGTGGACCAGGAGATTAAAGAACTCCGCGACAAGGTAGGAGGGGATGCCGGACCGCGCTCAGGCGACTTGCGCGACGACGGATTGTTGTTGCGATTGGAAGTGTTCGCCGTCAAGGTCACGAAAGATGGCGGTTATGCCGGAGCGCCAGACCCCGGTGGCTCTAACTGTTCGTGGACCTACACCGTCAAGGACTTGTACGGGAACTCACTAGGAACGACGGTTGCTCCGCAGCGCGCCCGGTACACGAAAACCATTTACACGCAAGCGCCGGACAATTCCTACGGCCTCGCGGCGTATGATGGAGAGACACTGAAACTCCTCGTCTGTTTCAGCGAGATAGAGCAAACGGATGTGTGCCCATGAGCGACGGTAAAGTTCAACTCGTCGGCGGCAAGGTGCTGGTGAGCGCGGCGGGCAAAGTCGCCACGGCGGATGACTGCTGCTGCGGCGATGTCTGTGTGGAATGTACTGGGACAGATTATGTTGCAACGATAACTCATTCAGGAGGAGGTACTTGTTGGACTCCAGAAGGAACGGCAATTTTGTCTAGCACTTACGACCATGGACCTTGCGGCTGTGAGTGGTTTGGCGATGTTACGTTCCCCACTAATGGATGGGTCTTGTGTATAGGATATTGCTCCGAGACTAAAACCTTTTGTGCCGTTTTGGTGGTTAATGTCGCAGGCCCCACCTATGGAGCCAACGACGATACCTGTCTTTGTTGGGCATCTTGCATTCAGCGTGTGGTAACAAAGGCGACGGACATTACCGGGCTGGTCTCTTGTGTTAATGGACGCCTTACTGGAACATTTACATTGAACGGTGACGGTGCGTGTGCGCCTGATGTTGCAACTGTGGTGTTATCGTGAGGGATTTTACAAGCAGTCTAAACTGCCAAGCGAATGTTCACTGTCGGGTCTGCCGCTCTTTGGAAGGTGGTCGAGTATGGCGGGTGGGGCTGGCGACGGCGTTCACGTTGCCAGAAGGCGCACCTGACTTCGTTTGTCCGCACGGGAAGGCGTGGGGATTCGTGCCGGAAGGGAAGGCGACCGTGCAGGTGAGGCCGGTTCCGTCCTACGTCGCCGAACGCCGGGCCGCCTGCGACGCGTGTACGGGCGACGGACTGGATTGCTCGGTGAGATACCGCCGCATGTTGCAAGAGACGCGCGGCGTCGAATGCTGGTTTAGAAAATACATCGCGGCGCAGGAGTCAACGTGCCCGATGGGATATTGGACGAAACAGTTAAAGGAGAACTGACATGGCCGCAGCGGTGACACTTTACAGTTATGAAGATTTCTTTGGCGAACTTCTCGATATTGCCGACATGAATGCGACACTCCAGGCCGACTTGCAATCGGCCCAGTGTATCATTCCGCTGGACATCACGGCCTTCCGGGAAATCGCCACGAACGCCGTCCAGAACCTCGCGGCGCACGGCGGGATTATGGCCGTTGATTCGACGCCGACCCTTAGTCGCGTCAATGGGGCCACGGATAGGGCACTTCGCCTCACATGGGTTGCCAACGACGTGGCGGAAGTGGCGTGTCCGCCTATCCCCTGGCCGCCGGACCTGGACCCCGCCGAGAATGTGGTAGTCCACCTGTTGCTTGCGCGGAGCGGGACCACGAACGGTATCCAGATTGACGTTCTGGCCTATGAGAACGGCGCAGGGGCCTATGGCGCAGACACCGAAATGGGCGGCAAGATAACGGCGCTATCGTCGGCCGCGAACCTTGTCGTCGAATCTACCGTGACATTAAGTGCCAGCGACATTGCAGGATCGCCGGGCGTATTGAACCTGTCGCTATTGCCAGACGCCCACGACACCGATTCCATTTATCTGTATGGGGCCTGGATCGAATACACTCGCGCACTTCGCACTTCGTAAAGGGGACTGACATGGGCGACATGGCCGCGACGTTTCTAAACTTTCTGAATCCGCAACAGAAGCCCAAGTCGCCCACGCCAAGCGCGCCGACTGTTCCTGACAGCGGAAAGCGCATCGGGCAGTTCGGCCTTGATCCTGTGACGGGACTGACGGCTGCGGCTCGCAACATCCGGGCCAGGAGCATCGCAGCGTCGGCGGAAAAACGTCAGACGCTCCTGGGCGGACTTGATCCCACAACGGAATCCTACGCCGACACGATGAAGCGAAACCAGCGTCGTATCGAGAGAGACGCAAATGCGTCGTTGGGACAAGATTTGACCCCACCCTATGAGGGTTACGCCGCCGCGATGGCTCGCAACAAGGAACGCATCGCGGGGCAGCAACCGACTTTGCTTCAACAGGCTCAACAGGCGGCGCAGGCCGAGTTGGACAGTCTCAAGCCGAAGCCGATGCGCCAAGCCTCGAGCGCGGCCGAACGGAAACGAACGTTCCTGACAGGGTTCGGAGGGAGATTCTAACGTGCCGCAATTCCCTTACAGACAAAACCAAGAGCCGTCGCCGCCCGCTCCTTATCGGACTCCACGGCGTATCGGTGGCAAAGATATACCTTACCGCGCGCCGGTCGCTCCGGGGCCTATCCCGCAAGATCAGCGCGAGACGCTGGAAGAACATCAGGCCGCCCAGGACGCCATTGAACTCTCGGCCATGCGGTTACAGGCACAAGAGACACTCAATGCGGGGATGAGGGCCTACGCCGAGACGAACGACCCGGCGGTTCTTGATCAGGCCAAGAAGGTTGCCCAGTCCATACCGACTCAATCAAAGAACCCGCGCATTCAGACAGCCTACAGCGCGTCGTATCAGGGCATGGAAACGGAGATGGACGAAAACGTGGCGGCGCACGTTCACGCGGTCAAGATGAAACAGACCGACGCCCTGGCTGACCAGAACCGCCAGCGCGCACTCGAAACCGGAAACCTGCAACTCGCAGTCACAACCAATGCGGCTCTTAGGCGACTGCATCCAGAAAATGCCGTGCTCTATGACCAGCAAGACGCGGAATTTGATACAGCCAGCGCGCTGGCCCAGGCCGCCAACCTTGTGCGAAGTGAAAATCCGGTTGACGTGGTGCGGGGAACCGGGATTCTGGGTGGCATTAAACGGGAAGGTCTGCGAACCGAACTCGTGGCACAGTTGGATACATTGCTGGATCAGGCCAAGGCGCAGACCACGTTTTTCCAAGGGAAGAACTACGATGCGCTGGCCGTCGAGATTGATAAGGTGGCCGCCGACACAAGTCTTACTCCGGCCGAAGTGTTCACGGCGACGGCGGCGCTCCGCAGGGGCGCTGATGCCCAAATACGGTCAGGAGAGATTGACGGCACGAAAGGCAAGGTGGCGCTGAATGCCTTAAGAACTCTGGACAACATGGCCAAGGCCACTATTAAGCCACAGCCCGACATGAAGATTCAGGCGGAGTTCTATGACCGCATGGACCGTGCACAGTCCGAACAGGACTTCAAGGATTTGCGCGAGTGGATGAGGGGCAATATCGAGGCGTTCGGTTCGACCTACGACCAGCGCGTGAAAGAACTCTACAACCGTAAGGGCAAAGGCGCGTATGAGGCGATCACGGCTTCCGTTAACCTTACCCTTGGAACCGACCCGCTTCAGGAACGGGGGCCATTCCTAAAATACGTTCACGATATGATAGCCGAGAAGGAAAAGGCGAACGGCGGGAAGAAACTGACAGATGAAGAGGTTCACGTCTTGGTTCCCACGGTCTATGTGTCGTGGCGGGCCAACCGTGCCAAGAAAGAGGCCCCCGTTTTTTCGCAAAAGGTGCTGTTGCCGATTTACGGCAAGTTGCGGAATAAGCGATATGTTGACAAGGACGACAAGGCGACGGCGACGGCGGCCATTGAAGCCTTGATAGACCGCCTCGGCGAGGACTGGCAGGACCATGCGCCGGAAGCCGTCAAAATCATTGCCGAGAATTATTCCGATGCGGCCGAGGCGTTCGACAAGGCGGATATTCCGTATCTTGAGTGGAACGACCTTGATGCGGGTATCAAGAAACAGGACTTGGCGGCGCTGAAAGACGCCGTGGTGGACAAAGATAGCGGGTTGACCGCGCCGACGCCATCAGGAAACAGGTGGAACAAGAAGGACGTGGAGGCGGCTAAGCGGAGCGCCGGTGATGTTGCGGCGTTCGAGGAATACCTTAAAGGCGAACCGCCGTGGATAGCGGGGTGGCCGAGCGCGGAGTCGGCGACGGCAACACTTCCACCCGTCGCCGAGCGAGTTGTTGGAAAGACCTACGAGATTCGGGGCACGCGGTACGAATGGCAAAAGGATGGTTGGCATAAAGCACCATGACACTAGCATTAACCGATGAGGAAGTTTTGGGCCTTGCGCCGCAACCGCAGCGCGGATTGTCCGACGCGGAGGTTCTCGGCGAACCTGCCGCGCCTGCCGCCCCCGCGCCGACGCTGACGCCTACTGAATCCGGTTTTGTGCCAGAGCCGCCCGCCGAACCCTTTTCCAGCGAGACTACGTTCGGTCGTCGCGCCCTGTCGTTCGGCGTATCGGACTTGACGCAACCGGAACTCGACACGACCGGGATGCGGAAGATCACGCCCGAAGACATGGCGTACATCTACGAAAGCACGTCGCCGGAGAATGCCTTTAATGATTGGAACGCTCTGCCGGAAGTCAGCGCCCGGCACAAAGCCGGTATGGGGATTGCGGTCAGGGATAATAAACCCATCGAACTGGCCCAACTTCAGGCCGACATTGAGGCGGCGGTTCATGTGGCAAAACCCGGACTGTTGAAACGATTTGGGGGCGTTATCTGGAACCAAGGTGTCATTGAATTGTTAAATACGCCAGGCCGGGTCGTGAATATGATTAAGGCGCTCGACGATTTCTTTCACATCCCATATACCGAAGAAAATCTGGAAAAAGTTGACGAGATGTGGGCCAACTGGAGGAAAAGGACGGAATCCACTGTTCATGAAGTAGAACTCTATGCGCCTTCGGTCAAACTGACTCCTGCCGAAACCTTTGCGGAGAAAACAGTAGATGGCGTGGCAGGACTTTCCGTCTTTATAGCACAGACAATTATCTTAAGGAAAATCTTGCCGAGCAATATTCCTTTTCGGAAATCCTTAACGTGGGAAATACCCAATCAGATCGGCGGCGGATTCCCAGGAACCGGGGCGCTGATGGAGGTAACGTTCGGAACTGTCGGTGAACTGTTTCCCGGCAAGACGTTCGGTGCGATGGCTAAACGTGGGGTCGTCACGGCCGGTTTGTTCGGAGGCACTACCGCCGCCACGGGTGGAGACACGGAAGAAATTATCATCAATTCGGGAATTGGCGTTGTCTTCATGGGCATGGAGATGACCGGCAAGGCATGGGCACTCGCCAAACCCAAGAATAAGCAGGCTATTATCCAGGCCATAAAGACAATAAGGCCGGAGTTGGGAGATAGGTCGTTCGCCGAGATGGATACGGCCATCGCCAAGATGTTGCCCGCGCCCGCCGTTGAAACCGCTACACCCCCCGTGCGGGCGGTTGAAGTGGCGGGGCGGGCTATCACCTCCCAGGAGGCTCCCGGTGCTAAACCCCCCGTGCGGCCCGGTGAGCCTCCTGGTACGCCTGCCAAGACCTTGGCGGAATGGCAGCCGGGGAAGCCCACATTGCCTGTGCCAGAGGCCCCAGGAACGACGCCGACGGCAAAACAGGCCCCGGAGGTCAAGGGCGAGGCTCCGCGCGTCCCTGGCGAAGCCGTAGAGGCCCAGGCGCAAGCAGGGCAGGTCCCTGAAACCACATCTATCAAGAATGCCTACACTGACCAGCGGGCCGCCGAAATGGGTTATGCCGAGCGCGCAACGCCCGAGCGGTTGCCCAATAAGGAAGTCGCCGATCTTGCCTTGGCCGAACACCGCCAAGACCCGCAGGCCGTCGAGAAAGTCATAGACAGTATCGCCGCCGATCCTTCCAAGCCTCCGACGCTTCGAGACGAGGCCCTTCTTGGGGTCCGGCTCCGCGAAGTGCGGAATCAACTGGATTCGGCGTTGGACAAGAAAATCGCTCAATCGAAAACCAGCGACACGGCAACCCAGGCGGAAACGGAACAGACCATCGCCAGACTTCGGGGCGAGGAAACCCGCGTCATCGAAGCCACGCGGGCCAGTGGAACAACGGCTGGCCGGGCGCTGCAATTCCGTAACACGGAACTTAAGGCCGATTACAGCCTGGCTCGCGTTACGCGCGACTGGGCGGATAAGCATGGCGGCATCGAGCCGCCGCCGAAAGTGTTGGCTAATCTCAAGGCCAAGACCGAACGCATCGCGGAACTCGAAGCCAAAGTGCGCGAACTCGAAACGGCCCGTCGTGGACCCACGATAACCGAATTAGAAACGACAGTGGCCGAATTGGAAGCCACGGTTCGAGGGACCGCACCACGCTCTCGTTTATTCACGGACGAAATGGTATCGCGGGCCGAGGCCAACCTGAAAACGCGATTGTCGCGCCTCAATGTCGGCGTGGACCCTGCCATCGTGACCGACCTGAGTGTTCTATTGGGTCGGCAGATAGAAAACGGGTTCTTTAAACTGGCAGATGCCGCCGCGCCGATCATTAAGAAATTGGGTGAGAAAATAAGGCCGTTCCTTGAAGATGCCTGGAAAATGGCCTTGATGAATCGGCGTGAACTGCTTCGGCCGACGGTTCCAGCAAAAGAAGCAAAGCCCGTCAAGCCCGCCAAAACTCAAGCCCGACTCAATACCTCGATTCGCGCCACCGAAAAGTCCATCGCGGAATACGAACGGCGTATCCGTGAAGGCGACGTGGCGGCCAAGACCCGCCAACCGGGACCGACAAGCCCAGAACTTGAAGCCTTGCGTTCACGGCGGGATGCGTTGCGGGCCGAGTACGACGAACTCCGGGCCTTGGCGAATCCGAAGGCTACGCCCGAAGAGCGCGCCCGGAAATCCTATATCACGCGCAAGACGAACGAACTGGCCGTCCTACAAGAAAAACTCGCTAAGGGCGACTATTCCGTTGAAGAACGGCCCGTGCGTAAATTGAGTCCGGAAGAAACTCATCTCAGGGAAGAGGTTAACCACATCAAATGGCAACTGGACCAACTCCGTATGTCCGGCCTGGAACGGGCCTGGCGTAATTTCCTTGAAGTCGGGGCCATTTTCAGAATGTTACAGGCCGCCGGAGATATTTCCAACGTGGGTCGACAACTTGAAAAGACGGCCTGGATTGACGCGAAAAATCTTGCCTTACTCAAGCCGTCGGCCAACTTCCCGCGTTTGGCTTGGTGGGAACTTGTGACCTTCTTCAGCGAAAGGAAGTTCAATGAGATAGATGCCTGGATGAAAACACTTCCCGAAAGGGCCTTGCTGGATAAATATGCCTTGACCACAGAAACGGGCATTGACACGCCCGCTGCACGGCGAGAAGAGTTTTATCCTTCTGGTAAATTAAACAAGATTCCCATTATCCGGGCCGGGAACCGCGCTGCGGTGACGGGGACCAACCTGGCGGCCCACATGATGTATCAGGAACTCGTTCCCAAACTAGAGGCAAAAGGACGTTTTAGCACTGCCAAACAACAACGCAAAGCCGCCGTATGGATTGGCGACATGATTGGTCGTGGCGTGTTGCCGGACGCGAAAATCGTCCGCTCGGCCACGGAAATATCCAACGCGCTGCTTTATTCAACACGCTACACATGGAGCCGGGTTCATAGTGTGGCTACGCTTTTCGGGACACTTTCCACGGACCCCGTTATCCGACGCCAGGGGCTTGAAACCCTGGCCGGTGGAACTCTTAAGGTAGCGGCCTTGGCCTTGGTTTTAAGGGCGCTGGGTTGGGATACGGACACGAATCCCCTATCACCGGATTTTCTGAAAGCCAAAAAGGGTAATACGCGCATGGATTTGACTGGCGGCCACGGCATCGTCATTCGCCTGATGGCCCGATTGGGTTATTCGGCCTATCTTCAGGGATTCGGTGCGCCGAAAGAGAAGGCCGAGGACCGAAGTCAAATCATTATGATGGCGGCCAAGGGCAAGGCGGCCCCGCTAATCAGTGGCATCTGGAAAGTCACCACGGGGCGGGACGCATTTGGCAAGGAAATCAAGGGATGGGAAGGTTGGGGCGAAGAAGCGCGCAACCAATTCCTTTTCATGTGGTTGAACGATGGCGTGGATGCTTTTAAGGATGCCTACGCGGAAAATCCCGATATTACGAAGGCGTTGCTTTGGGGCGTGGGGGCCACGGGAATCTCGTGGACTGGAGTCGGCGTTCAGACTTATCAGAAAACTCCAAAAAAGAAAGGGTTGATTCGCCCGGCCAAAGTTGGGAAGTGAGGAAAAAGTGTTGGCAACCCTAGTGCTACTAGATGTGCCTCATTATTACTTGGGTCTCGTGCCACAGGCGCGGACACCAGTCTGTCGCCACCTTGAACGCGATCCAGTTTAGGCTGAGGAGCAAAACGATCAACTCGACCACCAGAATCCAACGCGCGATCTGCCAAACCTTGCCAGTCATTCTGAATCCTCCAATTGGCCGTGCGAAGTATACCACGGAAAACGAAGAAGTCAAATGGGCGATAATATAAAGGACAGGAAACACACTAAAGGAGTAAGCCATGTTCACGGTGGGAAGCGTTTTGGACTCTGGCCGGGCGTCTGCGGGCGGTGCGGCCACGTTGACCGATGCGACGAAGGTGTGGGGTACAGACCTCTTGGCCGGGGCGCTCGTTCGCATTATTAGCGGAACGGGCGTCGGCCAGTTAGGGGAAGTATCCACCAATACCGCCACGGTCTTAACCATGACGGCCAACTGGACGACGAACCCGGACGCGACCAGTGAATACATCGCCTTCAACTCTGCCACTGTCACTGGCACGTTCACTGGTCCCACCGCCGCCGCGATTGCTGCCGCCATCAAGAGCGGTGTCGGCGTTCCACAAGCCGCGCTATCTACTGTGGCTGGTGGAGCGTGGGCCGCTGCAGCCATTCCCGCTGGCACGACCTTTATTGACTTCATGTTGGACGTGGCTTGTCACGTTATCGCCAATGCTACGGCCACTACGCCGTTTGGAACGAATCATGGGGTAACCTACTCGCCGAATCTAAACTTTAGACTTCCCGTTTCAGGTTGCACCTACCTTCACGTCTTGGCAGATGCCACGGCGATTTTGTCCTGGAATGCAATCGCCTGATAGGAGCCTTGACCATGCAATCT